TTGCTGATCTTTATGGTGGCGCAGCAGCTACAAATGCTGAAACCTTTCAAGGAAAGATTGATCGGTTAAAAGTAGGATTTGATGAAGCTAAAGAATCACTTGGCACAGCGTTACTTCCTGAAGTCGAGAAGTTTATTACATTCTTAAATGATAAAGGCATTCCAACATTAAATGGATTTATTGCAGGTTTAACCGGCGATCAAGGATTGAGCGCTTCACTTGCCGAATCTCAAAGAGGTGCTGAATCATTTGGAAAGGCTATTGGCGTAGTAGCTGGAATTATTTCAGGATTTATTACTTTCGTAAGGGAAGCAATTGGCTTATTAGTTGAGTTTGCAAATCAATCAATTAGACTTATTAACATTCTAAAGCCCGGAACTGATATTGGTTTTATTCCAAATCCTGCTCCGTCAGCTAGTAGATCATCATTACCAAATGTGCCTACTCCAAGCGGATCAACTTTTGGTGGTCGTGGTATGGGTCAAATTAATAACATTACAATTAGTGGGGCATTAGATCCTGAGGGAACTGCTCGAACTGTTGCAAATTATCTAAACAGCCAATCAGCGAGAAGTGTAACTGCTCTAAGGGATAGATAATGACAGTTTTTACACCTGATTGGAAATTAACTGTCGGTGGGGTTGATTATACTGACATAACTATTTCAGATGTTCAGCATACAGCAGGTCGATCTGACATATACCAACAGCCGCTTCCTTCATATATGCAAGTTACGCTGGTTGCATTAAATAACCAAACTTTACCTTTTGAGATAAACGATAGTTTTGATTTACAAGTAAAAGACTCAACTGGATCTTATGTAAGTTTATTTGGTGGAGATTTAACAGATGTAACTGTTTCAGTAGGTGCAACGGGTCAAATTGCAACAGTTATTCAATACACCATTTTAGCAATGGGAACATTAACAAAATTAACCAAAGAAATTTGGGATGATAACATTTCTCAAGATGAGGACGGCAACCAAATATATGAGATTTTGTCTAGCATATTACTTGGCACTTGGAATGATGTGCCAGCAGCTTCAACATGGGCAACTTACAACGCAACCGAAACTTGGGAAGATGCAGTCAATTTAGGACTTGGTGAAATAGATCAGCCGGGTCTTTATACCATGACCGCTCAATCTACAACTGTGGACACCATCTACAACATTATTTCAGATATTGCTAATTCAGCATTTGGATATATTTATGAAGACAATCAAGGCAATATCGGTTATGCAGATGCAGACCATAGGCAAAATTATCTATTAGTCAATGGGTATGTTGAACTAGATGCTCGCCATGCTTTAGGTCAAGGCTTATCTACGATCATGAGATCAGCAGATGTTCGTAATGATATTTATATTAACTATGGCAACAATTACAATTCACAAGTTACTGCCACAGATGCCGCTTCAATTGCCCTATATGGCTATAAAGCCGAAAGCATTAATTCAAGGGTTCAAGGTGCTGTAGATGCTCAGTCTATTGCCGACCGATATATCGATCAAAGAGCTTATCCAATCCCAGCATTCCAATCGATTACATTCCCAATCACTAACCCTGAAATCGATAACGCAGATCGGGATGATTTACTAGCTGTATTTATGGGAATGCCGGTTCATATTCAAAACCTACCAAGCCAAATATCAGGTGGAGATTTTGAAGGTTATGTTGAGGGCTGGTCATGGAGCACTCGCTTCAATGAACTGTTTCTCACTATTAATGTTTCTCCGGTCGCATTTAGCCAAGTGGCGATGCGTTGGAATACAACCCCAGCCATAGAGGCTTGGAACACAATCGACCCAAGTTTGACTTGGGAATACGCTACAATAATCTCATAGGAATAGGACAATATGGCAACCACTACTAATTACAGCTGGAGCACTCCAGACGATACCGCGTTGGTTAAAGATGGTGCAGCAGCTATCCGTTCACTTGGAACTGCAATTGATAGCACAGTATTTACTAATGCAGGTGCAGCAATTAACAAATCATTAGTTGATGCTGCTGGAGATTTAATTTATGGAACTGCTGACAACACAGTAGCAAGATTAGCAATTGGAACTGCCGACCAAGTATTAAAAGTAAATTCTGGCGCAACTGCTCCTGAGTGGGGAACTGCTCCTAGTGGTGGAATGACTTTGATTAGCACAACTACATTATCAGGTGCAACTACAACACTTTCATCAATTCCACAAACATATAATTCTTTGTATTTAGTTGTTACAGGTATGACGGCCAATACTGCTAATGCTAATTTTAGATTATTACCGAACAATGTAAACAATTTATGTAATGCATCCCTAGTTGCTGGCAATAGTCCGCAACTTTATACAATTACTACAATGAATTTAACAAATTTTGCATCTACATTAAGAACAAATGCAGACAATTGTTGGGTAATCCAAATAAACAATTACACTTCTGCTACTAGTTTCAAACCGTTCAATTATTATGGTTTATTTGTTGATAGTGGAACTGCTAATACAACCATATTAGCATCTGGTGCATTTAGATCAAATACTGCTATTACTTCATTAGTTTTTGATTACAATGGCACAATTACTTTTGCAGGTGGCACAGTCCTACTTTACGGAGTTAAATAATGAGCAGACCAATGATAAGAATACACAATGTTGAAACAGACGAAATTATTGACAGAGAAATGACTGCTGCTGAGTTAAAGATTGCTGAGGCAGATCAAGCAGCACAGGCAGCAGCAAAAGCCGAAGCCGAAGCAAAAGAAACTCAACGCCAAGCAATTCTTGATCGTTTAGGTTTAACTGCTGACGAAGCAAAATTGCTACTTGGCTAATGAAGCCATTTTTATCTAAAGCTGCTGAAACATTACGCGACCAGATAAATGGAGCGTTTGTGGGTAGGAGCAGGAAAGCTGATGGATGGATCGGCGATAATAAGCACGCATCTAGAAAATCCGATCACAACCCAAGATCTAACGGAGAAGTTTGCGCGATCGACATTGACGCTGGCTTATCTGACCAACAAGGGATTAGTTATGATTTGGCAGATCAGCTTCGACTCGCAGCAAAAAAAGATAAGCGTATATCTTACATAATCCACGCAGGTAAAATTGCTAGTCCTAGATCGCTATGGAAGTTTAGAAAATACACAGGCATAAATCCCCATCACAAACATATACATATTTCTTTCAAACCAAATCAAAATGGCAAGAAGTTCGACATCCCACTACTGAAAGGCAATTAATGAAAATCACCGATAAACAAAAGGCAGTCCTAAAGTCTTACTTTCGTGGAGTCTTAGTTTCATTCTTGACATTCTTGGCAAGTAATGAACTTGGATTAGATCCAGTTGTATCAGTAGTAATCGCAGCTCTTGCCGGACCAGCAGCTAAAGCACTTGATAAGACAGAGGCTGAATATGGCGTTGGATCGAATGACGCATGACACCGAACGAATTAGTCGCATTTGGCGTTGGCGTAATAAGTATCGCAAGCGCTTTATTGCTGGCTCTACGATGGGTTATTAAAAGTTTTTTAAGCGAACTTCGCCCGAATTCTGGCAGCTCAATCAAGGATGCTATTAACCGAATAGATGATAGAAGTTCACGACTAGAAGCGCGTGTTGATGAACTGTTCGCATTAATTAGTAAGAGATAATTTTGCTATGGCGAACACACGAAAACGCACACCACGCAAAAAGGTTAATCGGAGAGTAGTTCGCCAAACTCCTGAACCATTATCAAAACTAGATCAATTCTATATTGCAAAGCATGAAATGTTTAGAGCTGCACGCAAGGCTGGATTTAATGAATCCTGTGCGCTTTACCTAATGGATAATCCTGAATCAATGCCTGACTGGATCGTAGGCGACAAAGGAATAATCCCAACTATTCCAACTCCAGATGAGGATGAAGATTAAGCGATACTTAGTGATAAGTGATTTGCAAATTCCATACCACCATGAAGCAGCTGTAAAGAATGTCATTAAACTGGCAAGGCGTGAAAAGTTTGACAGCGTTTTATGTGTTGGCGATGAGATCGACTTTCAAACCATTTCTCGATGGGCTGAGAAAACACCTTTGGCTTATCAACAGACCCTTGATGCAGATCGTAAAGCTACTCAAGACATTCTTTGGGCATTAACTGAAAATGCTAAAGAAGCTCATATTGTCAGATCAAATCACACAGATCGCTTATACAACACACTCTTAAAAGTGCCGGGCTTAATCAGCCTACCTGAATTGCAATACGCCAAGTTTATGGATTTCGATAATTTAGGGATTACTTTTCACAAATCATTTTTTGAGTTTGAGAAGGGCTGGTTGCTCGGGCATGGGGATGAAGGAAACTCTAATCCTAACGCTGGCTTAACTGCCTTAAATCTGGCTAAAAAGGTCGGTAAGAGCGTTTTAATTGGGCATACCCACAAGTTGGGTCTATCTTCGTTTTCTGAGGGCTTAGGAGGGCAATACAGGACGATTTATGGCATAGAATCCGGTAACCTCATGAACAAGGCTAAGGCTAGTTACACAAAAGGCATCGCAAACTGGCAAATGGGCATAGTCATTTTAGACTGGAATGGCAAGAATATGACCCCAACGCTTATTCCAATTAATAAAGATGGCTCATTTACAGCTCTTGGAAAGTCTTATGGGGCGTGAAACCGATTATCACGAACGCACGATTGATGACCATATCGATGATCTTGAGGATCTTGGCGTTATCTAATCGTTATAAAACACGCCGTAAATAACTAACTGAGTGTCCTTGCTTTAAGTCATACTTTCTGTATCAGACATCCGTCTGGTATTAGGGAGCGAAATGGAAATTGTAGGTTATGGATTTATTATAGGCTGTTTAATTGGAGCAGCTTTATATTTCTGGGATGAACACCGAAAGTCAGAAATTTACGATAATGGCTATTATGCCGGTAGAGCTGCTGGATGGAAGTCTTGCATAGATCATCAAGCCAAAATCCAAAAACTTAAATTAGAGCAGGTTTTTGATTATGACAAAAACTGAGGATCTATTAAATGAAGTCATTACTACGATCCAAGAGCGCGGAAGTGTCTATGGACATCCGTACTATAATCACAAAAGAATTGCTGGATTGTGGAGTGCATATCTTGATTTCCCAATCACACCACACCAAGCTGCTTTATGTATGGCGTTGGTCAAGGTTTCTAGGCTTACTGAAACTCCAGATCATTACGACTCAGTTAAAGACTTTATCGCCTACGGAGCTATCTATCGGAATGTGCTCGAAGCAGTCCAAGACCAAGATTTTGAATGGAAGGAATAATGTTTAATTTAGATAACTATGAAACAGTAGAATCGAGATTGGAAAAATGGCATGAGAAATACCCTGATAATCGTATCGAGACTGAACTCATTGAAGCGACTGAAAAGCGGTTCGTTGTATTCGCCAAGATTTTTAAGACTGAAGCAGATCATAAGCCATGTGCAACTGGGCTCGCATTTGAGGTCATTACGGAGAAGGGTGTTAATAGCACATCTGCATTGGAGAATTGTGAAACTTCAGCGATCGGTCGTGCGCTCGCAAATGCTGGTTTCGCAGCTAAAGGCAAACGCGCTTCGAGAGAGGAAATGGCTAAGGTAAACAATGCCGAGCCAAATCAATACGAAAAGAAATTACAGGAAAGGCGATACGGAGCGCCGGGAACTAAATCAGCTGCAATTGAGGATGCTTTAAGAGCTTCATTTGCAGTTGATAATAAAGTCGATGATCCGCAACAATGGTCTTTATCTGAAGCTGTTGATGCGATTGGTAAATCAACACCAAATCCACCTCCTGAGTGTGAACATGGCATGATCTTGAAGCAAGGCGTATCTAAGGGCGGTAAGCCTTATTATGGATATGTTTGCAAGGGATCTAACAAAGAGCACGCTATCTGGGCAAAGATGACAGCCAATGGTAATTGGTTCTTTCAAGGTGGTGAGTGATGGGATACATAGCCTTTATTAATGGCAAAGGACTTCAAGTTGTATTGGATGATAATGGAGTTCATCTGGAGGAATCAGTTATCAAATGCGAAGCGTGTGACGATGATCGAGTCTTTAAGGAT